TCTTCCCGTATCTCTCCGATGCAGTCCAGACCAATGCCGGACAGTCCTTTTAAGATCAAACCCAGTCCGAGTCAATGACAGATAAACCCAAAAGAGTCCAGCCACTACGAGGGGCAACCGAACCACGAGTCCACAGTCCACTTCTCAAAGGCAAATCACGCTATAAAGAAGTCCTAGACATGATTGATCGTCTCAAGATGGATAAGCTGATGCCTTATCAGGAATTCGTGCTTAAAGACATGATGAGCGTGGATAAAAAGAATAATTATCGGCGCAAGACATGTTTGCTGCTCATATCTCGTCAGAATGGTAAAAGCCACTTAGGGAGAGTGCGTTGCATCTGGGGAATGTTCTTTGGGGATGAAAAGAAGCTAATCATTATGTCAGCCAACCGCGCTACATCGCTCATGCTCTTTCGTGAAATTGCCTGGATCATAGAATCAACGCCAGAACTTAAAGCAATGACAAAGGCAATCCGTTACGCCAACGGTGGCGAGCGAATAGAGCTACTTAATGGTGCAACTCTGGATGTCATCTCAGATAACTCATCATCACCACGCGGAAGAACAGCAGACTTTCTTTGGATCGATGAAATCCGCGAAATCTCAGAAGATGGCTACAAAGCAGCAGTACCGGTAACGAGAGCTAGAGCCAACAGCCAGACATTCTTAACAAGTAATGCTGGTGATCATTTCAGCAGCGTACTTAATGGCTTAGTTGAACGCGCCAAAGATTACCCGCCAGAGACTTTTGGCTATTATGAGTATTCAGCTCCGCAGTATTGCAAGATTGACATTACATCCGACTACTTTTGGCGGGAAGCTGTTGCACCAAGCAATCCTGCACTTGGCTTTACAATTACAAAAGAATCGATTGAAGAAGCAATAGCGACAAATCCAATCGAGCAGACTCGCACCGAGACACTTTGTCAGTGGATTGATAGTTTGCAATCGCCCTGGCCACATGGAGTGCTTGAAGAGACTTCGGATAACACTTTGGAGATGGCAGTCGGTGCTTATACAGTCTTTGCTTTTGATGTCAGTCCATCAAGGCGTAATGGATCATTGGTAGCAGGCCAATTACTGCCAGATGGTCGAATTGGCATAGGAATTCTAGAAACCTACAGCTCACAGATGGCAATCGATGAATTGAAGATGGCAGCCAGCATTAAAGCCTGGTGCGACATCTATAAACCGCGATTAGTCTGCTTTGACAAATATGCGACTCAGACTATTGCCGACAGACTGACTCAAGCAGGTGTTATGTGTGAAGATGTCTCCGGACAGCAATTCTACAAAGCCTGTGGCGATTTCTTGGAAGGCTTAGTCAATCATCGAGTTGTTCACAATGGACAGGCAGAACTGATCCAACAGATGAATAACTGCGCAGCTAAAGTCAATGACTCAGCTTGGCGAATTATCAAGAGAAAATCGGCTGGTGACATTTCAGCTCCCATTGGCTTGGCAATGGTTGTCAGCAAATTGATGCTACCTGCTCCCAAGCCACAAATTATTGCCTAGACACATCGCACCTAAATTGTCAAGTATTAGACAAAGTGTGCTAATATGTAAACATGGGTCGTATACTGCAAACATTCGGATTAGAACCTAAACCTTTGCTCGAAGCGCAGTCCGCCCCTCAAGTGTTAGGCGAATACTCGCCGTATGCAATGCCGTTTCAATATGCTTATGTAAGTCGTATTGATGCGATGAGCGTTCCTGCATTACAACGTTGCCGCAATTTACTTGCTGGCACAATCGGTGCAATCCCATTAGAGCTTTACAAGAAATCTACTGGTGAAGAACTTGGCTCACCTGCTTGGCTAGAACAGCCATCATATTCACAACCACGATCAGTCACTATTGCTTGGACTGTTGATTCATTGCTGTTCTATGGTCAAGCATTTTGGAAAGTTGTTGAAGTATATGCAGAAGATGGTCGTCCGTCACGCTTTGAATGGATTGCTAACAATCGCGTAACTGCAACACTTGATTCTACAAACACATTCGTTAAGTCTTATGCAGTAGATGGCGTTACATTGCCAATGGACGGACTCGGTTCGCTTATTACATTTCAGTCACTTGGAGATGGCATCCTCAACACCGGAATACAAACAATCCGCGCTGCAATCGATGTTCAGAAGGCTGCGACGGTTGCGGCATCTACTCCAATGGCTACTGGCTACATTAAAAACAATGGTGCAGACCTTGATCCAAAAGAAGTGCAAGGATTACTAGCTGCCTGGAAGAACGCACGCAATAATCGTTCAACAGCGTACCTAACAGCAACTTTGGATTATACACCTGTCTCATATTCACCAAGAGACATGATGTATGGTGAAGCGATTGAGCAATTAGCGACCGAATGCGCAAGATTGTGCAACGTGCCTGCCTACTATGTATCTGCAGACCGTAACAACTCAATGACTTATGCAAATGTCCAGGATGAACGCAAGCAATTTCTGACACTATCTTTACAGCCATTTATTACAGCGATTGAAGATCGTTTATCTATGGATGATATTACTGCTCGCGGCAATGTCGTGAAGTTTGACATCGATCATAACTTCTTGCGCACAGACCCAATGGAAGAACTCGCAGTAATTGAAAAACTCCTAGCCCTTAACTTAATTACACCAGAGCAGGCTATGGAAATGACTGACCTAACACCTAACGGAAGCAATGGTATGGCATGAACCAAATCGTAACCCTTACTGCTGAACTTACGGCCGACTCTGCCAGCAGAACTATCTCTGGCAAAATTGTGCCATTAAATGTAGAAGCAGGATCAACAAACTATGGCAAAGTAATCTTTGAGTCTGGCTCAATCGAGATTCCAGATGCTAAGTCAATCAAGCTACTTAGCCAGCACGATGTCAAGAAGCCTTTAGGTCGCGCAGTCAGCTTCTCAGAATCAGAAGATGCAATCAACGCAGTCTTTTCTATCAGCCGTTCACAACGCGGCACAGAAGCTCTTATCCTGGCTGAAGAAGGATTGCAATCCGGACTCAGCATTGGTGCAGAAGTATTAAAGTCAAAGATTAAGGATGGCGTGACTTATGTATCCGCTGCTCGCTTAGTCGAAGTAAGTTTAGTAACAGAGCCAGCATTTAAGTCTGCGCAAGTTACTGATATTGCAGCTGAAGAAGCCGAAAAGGCAGAAGAAGTTGCACCAACAACCCAACAACCAGAAAGCGAGACAGTAGTGGAAGAAACCACAGCAGTCGAAGCAACACCATCAGTAGAAGCTGCGGCTGTCGAGGCTGCTCGTCCTACTGTTACAGCAATGGCTTACACAAAGCCACGCATTGAAATCACAGCTGCTAAGTATGCAGAAAACACAATCCGCGCAGCACTAGGTGATGAGTCAGCTCGTCAATACCTATTAGCAGCAGACAACACAACAGATAACGCAGGCTTAGTGCCAACTCGTCAGTTGTCAGAAATCATCAACCCACTTGGAACAACAATCCGTCCAAGCATCGAAGCAATCTCACGCGGAGTTCTACCTGATGCAGGTATGAGCTTTGAGATTCCAAAAATCACAGCAATGCCAACAGTTGCAGAAACAGCAGAAGATGCTGCTTTCTCAGACACAGACCAGAACTCAGCGTTCTTATCAGTAACAGTTAAGAAGTACGCTGGACAACAGACATTCTCTGTTGAATTGCTCGATCGCACATCACCAGCGTTCTTCGATGAACTCGTCCGCAACATGGGCGCAGCTTACGCAAAGGCAACAGATGCAGCAGTAAACGCAGCACTCATTGCAGGTGCATCACTTGATGCGACAACAGTTGCAACATATCCAACAGCCTCAGAGCTTCTTGGAATTGTTGCTCGCGGTTCAGCTTCTGTTTACAACGCAACACTTGGACTTTCAAATCCATTTGCTCGCAATATGATTGTAAACACATCACAATGGTCAAACATCATGACTCTTAATGATGCAGGTCGTCCAATCTACAACGCAGTAAACCCAATGAACGCTGGCGGATCAGTAGTACCAACAGCACTTCAAGGCAATGTAGCAGGACTCAACCTATATGTAACACCAAACACAGCATCAGGAACAGACACAGACGGTTCAATTATTATCGTCAATCCAGATGCTTACACATGGTATGAGTCACCAACATACCGCCTACGCGCTGAATCAACAGCAGCAGGTTCTGTAACAATCGGCTACTACGGCTTTGGAGCAATCGCTACTAAGGTCGCAGCTGGTGCGTTCAAGAACAACAAGGCATAAGTAACACCCTAAGTCGCTGGGAGTGGGGCGCAGCCCTTGCTCCACTCCCAGTCTTTAGAAAGGATTGAAATGGCATTAACAACAGTTGCAGAGCTTCGATCAACTCTCGGAGTGGGTTCGCTGTACACAGATGCCGTTTTGCAAGAAGTCTGCGATGCAGCAGATGCAGTTTTACTTCCAATGCTTTGGAATGATTACACATTCAACATTGCTCATAGCAACACAACCACAACAGGCACGCTTTATTTTGATGAAGTTGTCAAGGATAAGTTTTATGTCGGTCAAACAGTTGTTGTTACAGGCAACGCTGCTCACCTAAATGGATCAAAGACCATTACAGCCGTCGATACTTATAGCATTACTTATGCCGTTACCGGCACACCAACAGCATCGCCTTATCACCCAGTTATCCCTTTTGGTCAAGTAGCAGCTCCTGCATCTGTCGATTACACAACAGACACAGCAGTCCAGAACGCAGCTTTGATGATTTCAGTAGACATCTGGCAGGCACGCACAGCCACACTTGGCGGCTCAAACCTTGTAGATTTTCAACCTTCACCTTACAGAATGTCAGCACAGCTATTGGCAAAAGTGCGTGGACTTATAGCTCACGCCCTTAGCCCTAATTCGATGGTCGGATAATGTCAGTTGCGCTCACTACTCTTAGAACCACGATTGCGACAGCATTAGTAGATAACGCACTCTGGCAAGTCTTTGCATTTCCACCAGCCACAGTTTTAGCAAACTCAGTCATTGTCGCACCTGATGATCCATATCTTTCACCAAATAACAATCAACACAACACGATTGCACCAACAGCGAACTTCAAGATAGTTATTACTGTGCCGCTGTTTGATAATGAAGGCAATCTCAATGGAATTGAAACAGCCTTAGTTGGCGTGTTCAATAAACTCGCAGCATCCTCATTGGTATACAATGTAGGAGCAGTAAGCCAGCCAAGCGTTCTAAACGCAACATCTGGTGATCTGCTAACCTGCGAGATGTCCTTATCCGTTCTAACCACATGGAGCTAAAATGTCCGAATGGGAAAAAGAAAATGAAGCCTTCCTGAAGAAAATCGGGCAGGTAGCACCAGAAGCAGCAAAGCCAGCACCTAACAAGAAAGACGAGGAATAATCCTAATGGCTGTATTTCTAAATAATAATGTGGGCGTTAAGATTAACTCTGTTGATCTTTCTGACCATGTTACAGCAGTAACAATTAACCGCACATTTGACGAGCTTGAAGTAACCGCTATGGGTAGACAGGATTGCCCACTCGCCGCGTAAGCAGCGATGAAAATTACTGCGCTATATCGGTGAAGGCTCCCAAATAAAAGAGTTAATACCGAGGCAACCTGCGAAAGCAGAGAGTCCGTAACGACTACACGCGCAGCCCCTAGAAATAGGGTGAAGATATAGTCTGAACTGCATCAATGGTAAAGATGCAGAGGTTAGCAGAAATGACTAACCCGCCAGAAATGGTGGTAACAGTTTGGATACAGCTCACAAGTTCGTAAAAGGTTTGGAAGCATCATCGGTAACGATTGATTTTCTAAACGACACAGCATCAGCAAATGTCCTTGCGACACTTCAAGCTGCATGGGGTACAACAGTTACAGCAGTATTCCTTCAGACAAAGGGAACAGCAGTATCTGCTACAAACCCACTTTATACAGTTTCATTGCTTATCAATAACACAACGGACATCAATGGTGCTGTTGGCGATATTGGTACACAATCAATCACATTTACTGCAAACTCAACCATTGCAGTATCCACAACAGGTACTTTCTAAACAATTAAAAAAAGGGGCACAGCATGGCAAAGTTAAAAGTAACAAGGGCAGATGGACAAGTTGGCGAATACCCAATTACTCCATTGGTGCAGTACGGTTTTGAGATTTACGCTAAAAAGGGATTCCATAAGGCGTTCATCGAAGACCAGAAGCAAAGCGATATCTTTTGGCTAGCTTGGGAATGTATCCGCCGTTCGGGTGAAACTGTTAAGCCATTTGGGGAACAGTTCATTGAGACATTGACTTCGGTCGAAGTTCTTGATGACGACCCTTTGGCTTAGGGCGCGACTCGATCACCTATCTGATTGCTAAGTTAAGTGTCAGACTCGGGATCGCGCCAACACAACTTTTAGAACTAGATGATGTAATGCTAAGAAACCTGATAAAGGTTATGCAAGATGATGCTAAGGAGATAGCAAATGCCAACAGAGGTCAAAGGCGGCATCGCACTTCGTAAGGCATTGCGTAAATTTACTCCGGACTTAGCGAAAGAAACACAAAAGGAAATGGCTACTCTACTCAAGCCAATTACTTCTAAAGCTCGAGGCTTTATTCCTGCAACAGCACCAATTAGCGGCTGGGCAAAGCCTGCAACAACTGGGAGATTCCCACGCTATTCAGCAGGCGAAGCAAAGCGCGGTATTGGCTACAAGACAACACCATCGAAGCCTAATCGCAAAGGCTTTAGATCACTTGCGCAAATTAACAACAAGTCTGCTGCCGGTGCTATCTATGAAACAGCAGGTCGCAAGAACCCTAATGGTCGTGAACAGGCTAAAAGACGAGAAGTCAGTATTCCTGGCATGAATTCGGTTTATTCAACCAGTACAGGCAAAAATTATGGTAAGAGCAATAACCCAGAAGCAGGTTCATTGTTCATTCAAGCATTAAACGCTAGCGGTGAAATCAAAAACGCCTATCAACGTCAAATAGGTCAAGCAGGTCGCGCTTCACGCAAGATGAAAGGTCGCGCCATTTATCGGGCATGGGCTGAAGATCAAGGCAAGACCAATGCGGCAATTATCAAAGCAATCGAAGCTTCACGCGACAAATTCAATAAGGCGGTGGGATACAACTAATGGCTGATGTAAAGATAGATATAGCCGCCGAGTTTACTGGTAATAAGGCTTTTAAGCAGGCAGAGACCACAACTCAAAAACTTGAGAAGTCAGTATCTAAATTAGGAAAGCAATTACTTGGTGTCTTTGCTGCTGGCAAATTGCTCTCATTCGGTAGAGCATCAGTTAAAGCTTTTGCAGCCGATGAGAAGGCTGCTCGATCTCTTTCATTAGCCCTAGCCAATACAGGCAACGCCTTTGCTGCTATTGAGGTTGAAAAGTTTATTGCAGACTTGCAACGCGCTACTGGCGTACTCGATGATGAATTACGCCCAGCTTTTAGAACTTTACTTACAGCCACAGGCGATGTTAAGAAGTCACAGGATGCTTTAGCTTTAGCCTTAGATATTGCAGCAGGTACAGGCAAAGACTTAGGTGCTGTGTCTATGGCACTTGCAAAGGCGTATGGCGGTCAAACAACAGCCCTTAGCCGTTTAGGTGCAGGATTAGACAAAGCAACCCTTAAAACAGGTGATATGAATGTCATTGTCGGACAACTTACAGACAAGTTTAGAGGTCAGGCACTAGCTGCCGCTGATGGTTATGCAGGATCAATAGCCAAGTTAGCAGTTGCATCAGCCAACGCTAAAGAGATTATTGGCAAAGATTTACTTGATGCTATGCAACTCATTGCAGGCAAAGATGGCATTGGCGGAGCAACAACAGCAATGGAAGGACTTGCCACACAAGTAGGCAATGTCATTACCGGTATATCAGTCCTTGCAGTCAAACTCAAGTCAATACCTGGTGCAGGATTTATTAGCGATGTTTTAAGTGCTGGCAGTCGCATATCCGGACTAGGCGTATTGTCTAAAATGGGTGCTAGCCGTAAGCAAGCCCTTGCAGGCACCCCAGCGCAATCGCCTGGACAACGCAAGGCAATAGATAAAGCTAACGCCGATGCGCTCAGATTACAAAAGCAACAGAACAGCCTTAAAACAATCGACAATGCTGCTACTGAGCGAAAGATTAAACTGACAGGCGATCAACAAGCTCTGGAAGAACTTAAAAAGAAGTTTGATTTAGATCGTATTCAAATCAATGCCGCCTTAAATGCCAATATAGATAAAGAAACAGAATTGCGATTGAAGTCATTGATGGCTATCCATGACAATGATGCGGCTCTTGCTGGCAAAATTAAAGCAGAATTAGAAGCTGCTGATGCGGCAAAAAAATTGGCTGCGGCAATGGAAGCATCATTAGCCCAATGGGGAAACTTCCAAACCATTATTGGTCAAGGTTTTCAAAACCAAGCCATTGCTCAACAGCAACCAATGCAAGGATTAGATACATTACAACCTTATTCAGTTAATCCTTTCCCATCGATGACTTATGCTCCAGGTGATATTCCTGGCATTACAGGCACTCGAGGATTTAATTTCTCAGGTGCGTCCGCGCCGAATGTCAGTATTCAAATTAACCCAGCCGTCGCAGGACTTATCGATGTCATTCAAAATCAATCAGCATCAGGTATTTCGCCAACTGTAAACCGAGTAAGTAGTTCGTATATCGCATGACATATCCAATCACCGTTAATACGGTTATCGACTTTAGTAATGGTGCTACCTTTGGTATCCCATTCACTATTGGCGACCCTGTTAATGGTGTTTTAGGTGTTAGCATTCTGGGTGATACAAGTTCTGGAACTCTTACAGTTGATGTGTCCAATCAAGTCGGCAAGATTTCAATTAAGACTGGCTATAACCTTTTGCAGGATCAATTCGAGGCTGGCCAGGCAACTATACGCATCTATGATCAGAACGGTGACTGGAACCCAGATAATCCGTCAAGTCCTTATGCAGGAAAACTTATTCCGAATCGTAAGGTAAGAATCTCAGCATTGTACGGAAGCACAACTTATTACCTATTTAGCGGTTATACATCAGCTTATAACTATTCCTACCCAAAAGACCAAGAATTAGGTTATGTAGATATTCAAGCAACTGATGCTTTTAGATTATTTAACCTTTCCAATGTTTCAACTGTTACAGGTGCAACAGCCGGTGAAACTACTGGCGCAAGAATTGCAGACATATTAAATCAAGTTTCATGGCCAGCGACTATGAGAACTTTGGATGCAGGAGATACCTCAGTTCAGGCTGATCCAGGTACTGCTAGAACAGCCCTTCAAGCTCTCAAGAACTGTGAGTTCTCAGAGCAAGGTGCTTTTTATATGTCAGTAGAAGGACAAGCGGTATTCAAAAGCCGCAACAATTTACAGAAAATGGCTGGTGGTACTCAGACATATTTTTCCAACGCTGGAGATGGCATCGGTTATTTCAATATAACCACAGCCCTAGATGACAAACTAGTTATCAATCAATCCAATATCACCAGAATTGGCGGAACAATGCAGAGCGCATCAGATGCCACATCTGTTGCTACCTATTTCCCACATACTATGAATCAGCCAAACCTTGTAGTTCAAACAGATGCAGAAGCTCTCAATATTGCTAAGGCTTATGTAGCCACTCGCAAAAATACGACCCTTAGAATTACCAACCTTACCCTTGATCTTACAACTCCAGATTATTCAGCAGGCATTACTGCTGCTTTAAGCCTTGATTACTTCAATGTAGTGAAGATCAAGAATGTCGCACAAGACAGCACCTACATCGAAAAGACCTTAGAGGTAGTCGGTGTAGCCCATGAAATTACGCCAACAGACTGGCGTACTAGCTTCACCACATCCGAACCCATTATCGAGGCTTTCATCATAGGAAACTCGACTTGGGGTATAATCGGTCAATCAGTTATGACTTACTAGGAGATATAAATGGCAACAGGATTCCCAGCGGCAACAGGAGATGTTCTTTCAGCTGCTATGTATAACGGCTTAGTAGCATTTACTGTAAATGCTCAGACAGGCACAACTTATACAACACAACTTACTGACTCATATCAGGTTCTAATAACACAGAGTAATGCATCTGCCAACGATATTAAGATTCCAACAAACGCTTCAGTTGCACATCCAATCGGTACTGTAATTACTGTTCTTAACATTGGCGCAGGTACTTGCACAATTTCAGCAGTCACATCTGGAACTACAACAATTCTTTCAGCAGGTTCGGTTGCTGCTCAGCCAACTTTGGCGCAGTATAAATCAGCAGCAATTATCAAAACAGGCACAGATTCCTGGTATGTCGTAGGTGGAATTGCATAATGATTGCAAACACCATTGCTGGATCACTATCTAGTGGAATTGACTCAATCAGCCTTGAATATCTTGTCATAGCAGGTGGCGGCGCAGGCGGTGGTGCAACTGCTGGTGCTGCGGGTTCAGGCGGTGGTGGCGCAGGTGGATACCGAACAAACACAACAACTGTTGTGACTGGTACAAATTACACTTGCACAGTAGGCGCAGGTGGCGCAGGCGTAAGTGCTGCACGTGGCACAGACGGTAGCAACAGCGTATTTAACAGCGTTACATCAACTGGCGGCGGTGGTGGTGCTGCTAACGGTATTTGGAACGGTAAATCCGGTGGCTCAGGTGGCGGCGCAGGATTTAACGGAACAGCTGGTGCGGGAACTGCTGGTCAAGGTAATAATGGTGGATTAGGTTCACAGTCTGCAACTAAATACGGTGGCGCAGGCGGTGGCGGCGCAGGTGCTGTAGGTGCTAATGGATCAAGTACAGCAGGCGGCGCAGGTGGCGCAGGTGCAGCATCATCTATTACTGGAGTATCAGTAACTCGTGGTGGCGGTGGTGGCGGTTCTGTTACTAGCAACCAAACAGGATCAGGTGCAGGTGGCGCAGGCGGTGGCGGCGCAGGTGCAGCAGCAAGTGGTTCTAATGGTGTTGCAGGTACTGTTAATACTGGCGGTGGCGGTGGTGGTTCTACATCAAACAATCCAGGCGCAGCTACAACTGGTGGTTCCGGCGGTTCAGGTGTTGTAATTCTTAAATGGCCTACGGGTAAAACAATTACTATCGGAGCAGGATTGACTGGTTCAACAGCAACAACTGGCGGATTTACATACGCAACAATTACTGCTGGCACAGGAAATGTGAGCTGGTCATAATGGCACATTACGCATTTTTAAATGATAACAACATTGTTACTGAAGTTATTGTTGGTATTGACGAAACAGAACTTATCGAAGGTTTAGACCCTGAGACTTGGTATGGTAATTTCAGAGGACAAGTCTGCAAACGCACTTCCTATAACGCAAAGATTCGTAAGAATTATGCAGGAATAGGTTATACCTACGATAATCAACTTGATGCTTTTATTCCACCACAATGCCATGAGATAGCAATTCTTGATGAGGAAACTTGTCAATGGAGTTGCGGAGATTCTTCCCATGAAGCCATTGTTGTGTAAGGCTGGACAGCAGCTTCGTGAACAAATCGATGATGCGTTTCCAGATAGAGACCGTAAGTCGGATGGTTGGATAGGCGATGCCGCACACTCCAATCGTAAGAGTGACCACAATCCCGATCCGTCTAACGGAATCGTCAGGGCTATTGATGTGGATAAGAATCTCGACTCACGCCCCAGCACAGGTGCTTATCTTGCCGACCAAATACGCGACTGTGCCAAGAACGACAAACGGATTGCATATGTCATCTATGCCGGAAAGATTGCCAGCCTTAAATCACTTTGGCGTTGGCGTACTTACAATGGGATTAATAAGCACGATCATCATATCCATATCAGCTTTAGTAAAAAAGGCGACCAAAACGGTAGCTGGTTTGATATACCGATGCTAGGAGCAGATAGATGAATATGAAGAACCCTTTCGTACTTACAGCAGGAGCATTTCTCTCAGCTTGGGCTGCAAGTAATTTTGATGTCGATTATCGCGCAATCCTTTGGGCGCTTCTAGCAGGTGTTTTTGGTTACGCCACTCCTAAAAAGTAATGAGCGCGCAAGACTGGGCGGCTGTTGTAGCTGTTGCGCTGACCGTTATTGGTTCATTTATTGGTGCTGTCAAATGGTTAGTAAAGCATTACCTAAACGAATTAAAGCCAAATTCAGGAAGCTCGATGCGTGACCAAATAACTGCATTAGAAGCGCGTGTTGAAACGATTATTCGTATCCTAGAGAGGTAACAATTATCTCATGGCAAGAAAAGCAACTAAAGCACTCGAGGATCAGGGCTACTCCAAACTCGATGCGTATTGCATTGGACTCCACGAGTTCTATAAAGGACTTCGTAAAGCAGGATTCCAGACTGATATTGCCATAGGAATAATCTGCGAGAAATCGGCTTATCCGGATTGGTTATTGCCGAATCCAATTAACCCAAATATCCCAGAGCCTGACTGGTATGACGATGAGGATGAATGAAAAGAACTGTTGTAGTTCCAGACTTACAAGTTCCCTATCACGATCCAATAGCAGTGAAAAATGTTGCAGCGTATATTAAAGCTGTACGCCCCGATTCTGTCGTCACTCTCGGCGATGAAATCGACTTACCACAGATTTCCCGATGGACAGAAAACACTCCAGGATGGTACGAGCAAACACTAGCTGCTGACAGAGATGAAGCAGTTGAAGTTCTTTGGTCATTAGTTGAGCACACCAAAGATGCTCACATGATTCGTAGCAATCATACGGATCGTCTTTACAATGTCATTATGAAGAAGATTCCAGCATTCTTGGCGTTGCCAGAACTTCGCTTTGAGAAGTTTATGAAGCTAGATGAACTAGGCATTACCTATCATAAGAAGCCCTACGCGGTTGCCAGAGGCATCGTGGCTGTTCATGGGGATGAACAGAGCATAAAGCCACAGCCTGGTCTTACAGCCCTTGAGGCGGCTCGTAGGCATGGTATTAGCGTTATATGTGGACATACTCACAGAGCAGGTCAATCAGCCTTTACAGAGGCTTCTGGGGGCAAAATAGGGCGTATCTTAAGGGGCTGGGAAGGTGGGCATCTCATGGATGTCCGACAGGCTCACTACACTAAAGGCACAATGAACTGGCAGCAGGCGTTCATCGTCATTGAGGAAGTCGGTACAAATGTGCAGGTCAGCATCATTAACCTAGAAAAGGACGGTACTTTCGTTGTGTCAGGTAAGAGATACGGGCGCGCTCGGTAACGATGTCTTACGGGATATTGATGACCAGATGGATGACTCAGAATTGTTACCATTTCGTTATCAAAATACCCTTGACTGAGTCTGTAGCTGTGCAACACTAATGCCATAACCGATCGAACGAATCGGGAAAAGGGGCTAAAAATGACTACATCACTTTACATGAAAAAACTGGCAACAGGCATAAATGTTTATGTCGCCGGTTGCACAGTGTGCAACATGCCACCAAAAAACAACAAGGGTGACTTCTTGGGTCGCTGCGAGTTCTGCACAGATGGGAACAACTAATGATTATCAATTCTTTAACAATCCTGATAGTTGCAGGAGTTGGCTTAATCGCTTATTTCTCATTCAGATTAGGTCAAGAAGTTGGCTACGACAAAGGCATGGTGGAAGGTCGCACCGCAATTCGCAGATATTACGAACAGGTGCAGAAGTGAAAGCGACTGAGGCACTTATCAATGCAATCGACATTATGCAAGATCGTGGCAAGGTCTACGGTCATCCGAAAATCAATCAAGGTCGCATCGCTGCAAGGCTATCCTGTCTACTTGATTACCCAATCACAGACGCACAAGCTGCTCTTGCAATGGTCGAAGTCAAACTCGCCAGAATCACAGAATCTAGAAGTCATGTCGATTCCTACATTGATGCAATAGCCTACTTGGCAATCGCAGTCCAACTACAAACAGAGGAAGATGAGCTCTATGTTTAACCTAGATGATTACGAGACAGTAGAAGTAAGACTGGAGAAGTTCATCAAGGACTTTCCGGATTTCCGAGTAGAAACAGAGTTAGTGAGTTTCCAAAATGACAGATACATTGTTAAAGCATGGCTTTATCGTACTTTCGCTGATAGCACGCCGTTCTCCAGCGGACTCGCTGAGGAGACGATTAGCAGTCGAGGCGTTAATGCAACTAGCGCATTGGAAAACTGCGAGACTAGCGCGATCGGCAGAGCGCTTGCGAACGCTGGTTATGCAAGCAAGGGTAAACGACCAAGCAAAGAGGAAATGGTTAAAGTCACAAAAGCAAAACTCTCAGAGCCAAAGCAAGACTATAACCCTGTCATGAAAGAAGATGATCCTTGGACAATTAAGACTGTTCCAATGCCAATAACTAGCGAACAAGCTGTAAACACAGTCAAGGACATTATAGGCGGTACAACCGACAAAGATGTTCCACGATGTGAGCATGGTGAGATGGTTTGGGCAACTGGTACATCTAAGGCTGGTAAGCCTTGGGGTCATTTCAAGTGTGTAGGCGCAGCTAGTGGTGCTTTGCTTCGATGCCCAAAGGGTGATGACATTCTTTGGTATGAAATAGCACCTAATGGATCATGGCGACCACAGAAGGTGAGAGCGTAATGGCTGAAATGGTAATCTTTGATAATGGCACAGCAACCGTCATGGGCGGAGAGCTCGAAGAACCGCAAGATATTGTTATTTATTGCGATCTTTGCAATGAACCTGTGGCTATTACTCCAGAGGCTAATGACCAGGTATTTGTTACCTGTTTAAGATGTCATGCTGTAAGTCAAATCAATATCAAATCAACGAAAGAAGCTGATGCCGAGCCAACACCGGAAGCATAGAGGTTATGCGACTGAACGGCTTGTAGCCGCCTACTTGCAGCAATGGTGGAGCGCAGCTAGTGTCGGTCGTGGTCAAGGCGAGGACATTCTCAATGTTCCGTTCGACATCGAGATTAAGGCTCGTAACTCACTTGACATCAAAGGGACACTGCGCCAGATCAAGGCACGCACGGACAAGTCGGGGAAGCTTGGCTTTGCGTGTTTCAGACTCAATGGACAAGGGGAAGCATCAGTCGGTGAGTTCGTCTGTATGTTGTCATTGGTCGATCTGGTGCGGTTACTTAGACAGGCCGATTATCACAAGATTGATCTAGGAAGTAATATCGATTGGGAAAAAGCAGCAGTTCGCTGTGATCAATGTGGTAACTGGATGATAAAGAACTGGAAGTGCAAAGCCTGTGGGAAAGAAGCGCCTAATGCCAATGTATGAATATCGTTGCCCTA